ATTTTATCGTTACCATATTCCACACCATCAATTACTATTTTTAGTCCTATTTGACGGTTGATACTTTTCATCATATCGGAAAAATGTTGCGATACTGGATACAATTACATCACCTCTCAATAAAGTTCATAGTGAGTCCTTCCCAAATGATGGTTCCATTTCGTAATATTGCGACGGGTGCTTGTCTGTCACCCACATAGAATGTTTTAGTCTCATATTGCCCTGTCATGGGGTCGGGGTAATATACCTCGAAGAAAACGGGGGAAACGGCTTCTAAAAGCTGTGATAAAACATCCCATGTTAGAGCGTTCCAGCGCATATTGATTTTTCTCTTTACAGCAATCCTATCTCTATGTAGGGTTCCGTCTACGGTTCTCGCAGTAGTGGAACCATCGTCTATGTCCATCACATCTACGCTAAATTCGGAAGGGTTTCTCGGTATAGTCACCCCATCAATTTTTATAATCAATATTTTTACCTCCTACACGATTAATAGCGTTTCCCCCGCTTGTCTTTGATACCGGTTAATCTCTCTTATAGCGACCCTAGCGAACTCACTACCGTTAATATTGAGGACAACATCGCCTGATGTATCACTGGATTTCTGACCGATCGCCCTACTTACCGCTTGATATACACCCTCGGAAACGGCTGTCACGATTTGGTCGTTATTTGCTACTGCTGTTCTACCACCTATGTTTCCTACAAGTTCAGCTCCCGCCTCACGAGCTATAAACAGTTGACCGGTTTCGGGAAAACCACCTTCTGCGAACAATTTCGGAATACGAGGGATCGTGAAAAGCCGAACCGAACCTGCGGGAACGACTGTTCCACCGGCAATTGTTATTGCATCCCACTTAAAGTGCATTCTACTATTGAGCCAATCTATAAACTTATTAAATACAGTACGAGCGGCTTCAACAGCGTTCTGAAAGATGGTTTTGAACTTATTATCGAAACCGTCCATGCCCTCCAAAAGACTATTCATTACCATCCTACCACCCCTATTGAATAGAGATGACTTATTTGAAGAAATCCCATTGGTGAAGCTAAACCAATCCCACGGTAATAGCGACCAGGCGTCCCACTTTTTCTTATCGGTGTTGATTTGGTCATTTACACCCTTCAATAATCCTTGTGAAAGATAGCTACCCAGTTTTTGGAAAACAACAGATGGCGAGCGAATGCCAAAGAGGTTCTTACTCCAATCTATGATTCTTTGGAAGATCTTTAGATGTTCTTTCTCAACAACACCCTCATTCATACCCCCCTTAAGACCTGCTGCGATATTTATACCCATCCCTTTAGCTTTTTCACCAAACAGTGCTTCCATTTTTTCAATTTCTTCCGTGGTTACATTGGAAAGCTCCCCGCTGAAATCATACACATAACCGTAAATAGGATCCCATTCGAAGCCTTTATCAAGTATGTTTGCTACTGCTCGCTGCATTTCTTCGCCACCTTTGATACCAAACTCTGCTAGGATTTCATTAATGCTATCTGAAACAGGATCCATCGTTTCTTTTCTAAATCTGTCTATCGCTTGGGCGACGTAGTATGGCTTACTTGAACCTATTTTCTCCCACCATTCCATATCGTCCCATTCTTGACTAAATTCGTCTGAAACGTTTTGGATATGTTTGACTAAATCCGTTTGCAATGCTACGAACAATAATTCTAAATTATCGGTAATTCTTGTATAAGCAGCCTCTCTCTCTTCATCCCTAAACAGATATAATGCTTCGGCCATTTCCTGCCGTAGCGCCGGGTCGTCTATGTCTTTCAAGAAAACTTCGATACTATCTTCCATTGCGTCAAAATACAGCTCAACTTTTTCTTTAGCTTTTTTAGCACTTTTACCGATCTCTTCTAAGGCCTTGGATCTTTCCGTCGGAGTAACCCAGTCTATTCGATCTAGCTTTGTTACCAACCCTAGGAATGAATCTCCGACCTCATCGACGATTCCCCTTCCACCGTATATCGTATCGTACTGCTCCATTATTCCCTTTGTAGCCTCTTCGATAGAGATTTCGCCTTTCTGCCAAGCCTTTTGATATTCTCTAATCGTCATTTGAGCATCGGTTAGTTTTTCGTCACCTTCGTTCTTAATTAAGAGAATGTTTTTGATGATTTCCTCAGTGGCCACCCCTACAGTTTTTTGAACATCTGTGAAAGAATTAGATAGAGCATGGATAATATTATCGTATGCTTGATCTCTTAACCGCTGTGTTTCCTCCAGTAAATCAGTCATTACACCAATTAACTTCTCTAGCTCAAAAGCACTATCACTAGCGCCGGATTGTATAACATTGAACAAGGTTTCGATAGACTGTTTAGCTCTGTCAATATTGACTTTATGTTCTTTTAGCTTTTCTCCACCCTCAATGATAGGGTCAAACCCACTACCGATCTCTTCCATGAGATTCGAAAAGGCTTTAGATAATTCAGTTATCAATGTTCCACCGTTATCACCGATTGCCTCTTGGATAAGAGCATCTATCTGCTTATTGGTGCCTATGATAAAGCCGACGATTGTCATTGTTAGAACGGCAGTAACACCTATCGTCCAACCCAATGGGCCAGTTCCAAACACTAACAGTGAGCCGCCTAAAGCGAGTGCGCCTCCAATAGCCGCTTTTATGGCGTCTATTACATCGTCTGAGCCGGCTACAAGGTTGCCTATGCTAATAGCACCTAATGTTATACCGGTAAGCGTTAAGGTTAACCCTAAGGTGATTTTTCCCCCTGTACCAATCCTTTGTATCCATTGGAAGAAACTTAGTACCCCTTTCGCTATTTGCCAGTTTAGTAAACCTATCCCCACGGCTACAACGACGTCTTTTATGTGATCGAAATTTTCTCTGACAAAATTAACAAACGGTTCGACTTTCCTGTATATCTTGTCCACTATTTCGTTCACTTTATTAGAAACGTCACCGAGAAAATCATAATCGTAGATGCTAGGGTCAATCTCTAACCCTCCGCCACCTATTCCAGCGCCTCCACCTATCACGCTACTTCCTGTGTCTTTAGGTAGTATGTTTATCTCGTCAAAACCCATTAATAGATTTTTAAACTTTTTAGCGGCGTTAGTAGCATCCTCAAAACCGTCCTCAGTCTCGTCTAATAGTGGAGGTAGTTCCCCCAGTCCCGAATAGTCTATTACCGGCAATTCAAACCCAAAGAATGACGCTAACGTTCTGGCCATATCTGTGAGTAATTTAACAACAGCCTGTAGATAAGGTAAAATCTTCATCAGTAGGGGGATTATCATGTTCCCTAGTTCTCTCTTGAACAATCGCAACTGTTGATTTAGAATCCTCATAGCATTAGCCGGAGTATGAATCTCCCTTGCAAAGTTCCCCAGAATACCCTGCCTTTTTGCAGTTTCCATTAGTTGTAGATATCGTATTTGGGATTTTTCATATTGGGTCATGGTTTCGACATTCTCTTCTATCCCATGTCTAAGAGCGGCTAATTTCAAAGTAGCTTCCGACATATCGAATCCCCATTCCCTCATGGGTCGAGGTTGACCGGCCAATGCGCTTTGTAGTTTCTGCATAGCCACTTCATAATCAACATTAAAAATGGTAGCCAGATCATAACCTAACTGTGTTAGATTTCTGGACATAACCGTTGCCTTGTCTGCCGCTATACCGAAACCAGTAGCCATGTTCTGAAATACGGCTTGGAACCTGATCCATTCGGAAGGGTCTACCCCGAAAGCATCATATACTTTATTTGCGAAATCTAACGCTTCGTCACTCGCACTCCGCATTGTTACTCTAAACAAATTCAGATTTTCCACATAGTCGTTACTTTCCATAACCCAATCTGCCATTTGCCTAACAACTCTACGCAATGCAAAATAGAGGACTCCTAATTTTACTTTCAACTGGCTTATCCCCGTACCCATTACACCAAAAGACTTACCCACCCTCTTATTAGATGTAGATAATCTCTCGTTCTGTGTAATAAGCCTTTGAATCCGGGAAGGAAATGCACTAAACCCGGCGGCAACTTTATTCATTTCATCGGCCAAAGGCTTCAACGCTACAACAACTCTATTTATCTGAGTAGCAAACGCACTCATATCAATAGCGGCCAGTTGCTTAGTGATCTCCGGCAACTTTTTCAGTGAATTTATAGTGGAGTTAAGGTTTGACTTACCTATGGACTCCAATGGTTTCAACGCCGAAACGAGCTGAGATATTTTAGCGGAGGGGTTCTGCATCGTATTCACAGCATCGTTTAATTTCTTGAGCTGATTGCTTACGGCAGTAAGACCCACTCCACCTCTGGACGCAGCCTTAAGCCTACCGAGAGAAGCTGTCAACGCATCTAAGCCGTTCACAGCTTGTTGTGAGTCTTGCGTTATTTCTATTTGTAAACTATCAATCGTGGTGGACATCTGCGCTCACTTCCTCTCGTTCAACATTATCTGGTACATTCAGTTGCGATGACCATGCCATAAATACTGCCATTGCTTTCTTACGATTTTCTTTCTCTATAGTTTCCTTACGCTCTTTGATTTCTTTATCTGAGATGGCATAAGGCTTGTCTGGATAGGGTTGTGGCTTTGTCCCACTCTTTGCAAAAGCATGTAATACGGGTGACACACAACATAACGCTTCGTAGATATACATTCCTTGAAGCCATAATTCTTGATTCTTTCGAGCATTTTTCAACTCATTAGCTTTACGGTAATAAACAACCAATTGACAATCGTCGTTCCAATATTGGTCGTAGGTCATGCCTATTGACAAATAAAATGGAAAATGCTTGTAAAATTGCTCGGTATAAGTAAGGGGGGGAGCTGAGTTTACCAGCTCGCCACCCAATTCACGTTTCCCTCATCTTCGTCGGGTTCATCCATGAGAGCCAAGATCGGTTCGTTATACATTTCAGCTAACTTACCGATCAATTCTTGCTTGTTGGTAATTTTGTCGAAAATCTTGTCAATCACCTCACGCTTTACATAGCGATGGTGGGCGAGGAATGCTCCTGCAAACAAAGTCGGAAGAGTGGATACCGGTTTTTCCGCAATATCACTTGCTATGAAACCCTGTTTTTCCATCATTTCTATAGACTTTCTTGTAAACTCAAGAACATATTCCTTACCTTCGAATTCAAAAGTAATCTGTTTAGCCATCGTTTAATCCCTCCATTACTCCGATTTCAAAGTAGGTTTAGTAGACGGTGCGATACTGATTTTCATTTCAGTAACGGCGTTTACACCGGCTCCCGTAACCCAAACATCATGCTCGCCCTGCCATTCAAAAATTCCCTCTGAACCGGCTGTTCCGAACTCAAGAGCGTAATACAGTTCTTTATGCGCATCGGCTAGCACAGCTTCGTAATCAGCTTTGGTATAATTTGCTGTGAACTCCATTGCACTCATAGACTGAATACCGTTGATATACGTCTGAGCTGGGTCAGAAAGGGTAGTGGTTTCAAGCAACTCGGGAGCGCCACCGAGGTCTGGAAAATCTTTAATGTCGACTGCTTTTGTCAGCTCGTTGGGGCTTTCTCCCCATTTCAAGGTTACGCCATAGGTACTAATAGCCATAATCTTTACCTCCTATAAATTGTTTTGTTGGTCGATACGACCGCCTTATATCTGCCGACCATTCTATAAATGGTGGCATCGTCTAAATTTGGAATAGGTTCTTTTGTTGTTCTTGTGAACCCCAACTTTTGAAACTCGGTGTCAATGAGGGAAAATATAGCTTTACATTCACTCTTTTTACCGGTCTGTTTGTTAGAATACACGTTTACTTCGTACATCAGAGAAGCATGATTTTCCAAACTTCCGCTATCTTGCGTTCTTTCAAGGGCGCTGTTGCTTTTTTCCTCAATCATTACAGCCGGGAAAACCGCTGGGGATTTAACGTATTCACCGTAAACCGATATAGGGTCATATGCAGATCTCAACGCTGTTGCTATTGTGCTAAATACTTCATTCTCAATATCTATCAACGATTGAATACCTCCCTCGCAATCATTCGGCAATCATTTTCAAGTTCCCGAGCGGTGTTATACATGAACGGTCTACTCGGCATACCTTTCGTCCATTGTGGGTGCCCTGTGTAATCGTTGAAGTACCACCATCCACTTTCACCATGTTCGTTTATGTCATATCTCCAATCGTCAGGAGAAGGATGAGGTTGACTTTTACCAACAACTCCTGTACCGAATTCAACGTAAACTGCATATGGCGCACCCGCCTTGATGATACCAACTCCCAGTGATGGGCTGAAATAACCGCTAATGCTCGATTCAAGTTCCCCAGTGTACCATGCTCCAAGTTCTCGTACTTGAGCTTTTGCAACTTCAACCCCATAATCGGTAAGAGCTTCAATCAACATGGATATTTTGGCGTTCAATTCTGCTTTGTACTTTTCGATTTCTCTTATCGCACGGTTGATTTCTTTGACAGATAGACCAAACGATATTTTACGCACTAACACTCACCTTGCTCACAGCAATTGATACGCTATTCAGACTCTTAGCGACCTTTTTGACTATATAATCATGAGGTTTCGTAGTATCAAGCGAATCAATCCATAAGATGCTTGTTTCAGTAATTGGTACGTTCAAGTCATCTGTCATTAAAACCTTGTCATACTTCTCGGTATCACCGAACTGCCTTGTGGAATACTCACCTCTTGCGGCAGACACATTGATTTTAAGTAAAGTGGGGGGAGTGTAAAGTATTTCATATTCGCCTGTCTGATTGCCGTATTCATCTATAACTGGTTCTTTACCATCAAACAGGGCGTAATAGATAACCTGTTTATTACGTTCAAGTGTTCGCAAGACCAATCACCCCCACATACGGCGTAATTCCTCTCATAAGGCTTTCCGGCACATCCGCACTCTCGTATGTACGATTTATACCATTTTCACTATGAGAGATTTGTCCTTCTGCGCCCCTTTTGTTATAGAGGTAGACCGCTATTTCGACCTGTTTAGTTTCATAACGAGCTGGAACCTCTGTAACCATTGGGTTATAGGGATATACCCGCTCGAGAATCTTTTGTGCGGAAATGGATAGGAGCGTGAGTAGCAACGCATCCTCATCCGTTCCGCTTATACCAAGCAGAGTTTTTAACTGGTCGAGTTTTGAGTTTATATCTGCCACTCACGCCACCTCCTGTAATTATTAA